TTAATCGAACGGTTGCTGGTTCGAGTCCAGCCGCGGGAGCCGACGCACAGGGGCCAGTCCATCCGACTGACCCCTTTCATATTCCGGGGAGGGCGTAGCTAGGTCCCAAGGAGTAGTGCTCAGGATTACCGCGACTCGCGCGATATCTTCGAGGGGCCATGCCCTCTTTCCGTTCCACCGGAGCGAAACGGTGCTCTGATTGAGGCCGAGGGCATCGGCGATGCGAACCTGGGTATAGCCCCGGCGTGCTGCAAGTGCTCGGATGTTTTCGGCAACAATCGCGGAGAAATCATAGGCCTCGACGGCGGTGCGTTCAATTGTCGTGCTCATAATTTGAGCCTAACACAATTATTACGATACGCAATACTTTCGGGCATCATTGCCCCATTCTTGACACTCCGACATTTTTCTTGTTGCAACTATCTTGACGCTGCGCAATAATTCTTGACGTGGACACTTATCTCACCTACGCATCCCGGTCCATTAGGGATCACATGCGGTCGAAGAAAGTCTCCGCGTCGGTCTTGGCGAAGGAGCTGGGGATCGCCCGCGGGACGTTCTACTGCAAACTCTCGGGCGCCCGATCATGGTCGGTCGCCGAACTGGACGCGCTCGCCCGCGCAGGCGTCGCGCTTCCTCCTCTTGGGTACACGCGGAAGGGCGTGAAGAAATGAGCGCAACTCGAAGGGAGCCCGCGTCGGCGTTGCCGTCGTCGAGGCTTGAGGACTACTACCGGGGCCGCTACGAGCAGCTGCGCGAGTTGGCCACGATCGGGCAGGCCATGGGCTGGCCCGACGCGGTCGTCGGGCAGATCGGGGACTTTCGGAAGATCGCCGCGCGGGCGTTGAGCGCGTCGACGCGAATCAGGGAGGCCGAAGCGGCGGCGGTTCCGCCCGAGCTCGACCTCGGCTACGGGCAGGCGGCGCGCCGTGTGTGACTACATCGACGTTCCTTTGCCTCTGTTCAACGAGGCGGCCGCTGCGGCCGTCCCGACGGCCAGGCGGGCGGCGATCCGCGACTTGCGGCGCCACGTCGAGCGCTACCAAGACCAAATCGCCGCGCGGCGGGCTGAGGCCCGCCTGGGGCCCGCCCGGAAAGCCGGCGACGCCCAAGCCGCCGCCCTCGGCGGAGAGCTCGACGCAATGTACGGCCTGGCCGACGAAATCATCCGCCAGCTTCACGACATGGAAGCCAGACTCACCAAAGGACACACATCATGACTGAAACCACCTCTCCCGTTGAGGAGCTCAAGGTCGCCTGGGCCGAGCTGAAGAACGCGATCAAAACCGAGGCCAGGGCCGTCCCGACGGCTGGGCGGGGCGCGATCCTCGCCTCCGGGCCGTTCTCCTCGACGTGGGCGCGCGCCGCGCTGACGGGGCATTCGGACACGCTCACTGAGGAGGCCCTGCCGATCGTCCGCGCAATTCTCGAAGAGAACATGATCGAGATTCGCGAGCTGAAGGAAACGGACGCCGACGAGCTCATTAACGAAGCCAAGAACGTCTCGCCCGCCGCCTGGGTGTTCGTCGAGTCGATCTTCGAGGACCTGCTGCGCGCGACGAACAACGTCCTCATCTCCCGCACGGCGACGAAGGGCGGCGAGGGGAAGTGAGGCTGAACTGGGACGCCCTGGGGGGCCTGGCGATGATGATCGCCTTCGCCCTCGCCGCTTTCGCCCCGATCCCGGCCTGGGGCCGCGCCGGCGGGATCGTCGCCGCCCTGGCGGTCGCCTGGGCGCTGGGGGAGAAAGCCGAACGTCGAAACGACCGAAAGGACCGGCGGTGACCGGCGTCCTGCGCGCCGTCGTCGTCGCCTGATCACTGAAAGAGAGCAAAACCATGGAAACGACAAACAAACCCGACGAGCCGGACTCGGCCGCCGACTTCGCTGCCTGGACCGCGCAGATGCGCGAGCAGGGCGAGACCCACAAGGCCGAGATCGCCGAGCTTCTCATGGCCTCCTCCGTCGCGTTCGGGCAGTCGCTCGGATTCGCCGCCCAGCTGTGCAAGAACGCCTCCGGCTCGCCGTCGGTGCGCGTGAAGGCCATCCACTACCTCGAGCTGGCGGCCCTGCACCTCCTCCAGGGGGCCGCCGAGAACGGGGCCGCCAACGACTGGACCTTTGAGGAAATCAGGGGGACGGTCCATGGTCTGGCGGACACGCTCAATTCCTTCGCCAAGGCGGCCGGTTTCGGGCCCCGCCTAGTCGAGGCGGAGATGGTCAAAGTCGAAAGGAGGGATCGTCGTGGCGAAAACGAGAAGTGAGCTTTTGACGCTCATCAAACGCCTTCTCGCCAAGGCGCAGTACACCGACTACCCGGAAGAGGCCGAGGCCTTTCAGGCTCACGCGAACCGGCTCATCGCGCGATACGCGGTGACCGGCTACGAACTGGACGGGGCCGCCCTCGACAAGGCCGACCCCTTCATCCGCTCAACGATCGACCTCGGCAAAGGCCGCTACGCGATCGTTGAGCGCAACAACCTCGTTTGGCTTCTGAAAGAGCTCAAGACGTGCGCGATCTTCTGGCTCCCGAGGGGCGTGAGGATTGTCGGGCGCTCCTCCGACGTGAACGTCGCGGCCGAGCTTGCCCGGTCCCTGCGCGCCCAGGGGATGTACGCAATGAAGGCCTGGTGGACCGGCCAAAAGGACTGCTGGGCCGCCAGCAGTTGGCCCGAGAGCGAACGTTTGTGGATGCGCAAGAGCTTCCTCGACTCGTTCTACAGCGCCGCAATATCCCGCCTGACGCAGGCGGTGGCCGAGGAGGCCCCGAGTGGATCGGCCGGGGCACTGGTCCTGGCCGACCGCTCGAAGGCGGCGACGGCCTGGGCGGAAGCCAACCTGCGCATTCGCAAGGCCGACATGCGCGGCGGCGAAGACCTCGATTACAGCCCGGACGGGTACGCCGCCGGGATGCGCGCCAACCTCAACCCCCAGTCCCTGACTCAGGGGCGGCCCGTGGGAGCTCTGGCCTAGATGGGCTCCCCGACCGCATACTGGGGGACCCTGCCCCTCATCCGCTCCCTGTCGGTGAGCGGCTGGGGGGCCCTGGCCGGGCGCCGCTACCAGGGCCTGCGCTCGACGCTGCAAGCCCTGGCCCACTGCCTTCCCTCAAAGTCGGGGGAGGGCATGGCCACGGCCTACCAAATCGCCGACGCTGCCGGCCTGTCCGACCGGACCGTGCGCACCCGCCTGGCCGAGCTCGAAGACCTCGGGATCATCACGTGGACCCGTGGCGGCGTGATCGACGGGCGGCCCCGCCCTGGATTCTTCCGCATCGTCAAACGCAAGCTCGTCGCGCTCATCGCCGACGCCAAGGCCGCCCTGCACGACAAACTCGCCCGCCGCCGCGACGACACGGCCGCACGCCTGTCCTGCCTCAGGCAGCGCGCCGTGTTCAAACGCAGAAACACGCGGAAAAGTGCCTCTTCCCATGCGGAAACAACGTCTAGCCTTCTCACCCCTAACGGGGGAGGTCCCTCACCACGGGGCCTCCACCCCCGTTCAACTGCTTCACCGCCTTCGGCTGGGCGCACCGCCCAGTACGAGTACGCCGCCGTCGAAGCCCTGACAAGGAAAGCCGCCGCCCGGCAGGCGGCCGACGCGGCCATCGACGCCCTCGCCGAACGGCGAGGAATCACGGACAAAGGCCAGGCCGCCCGGGCCTGGCTGAAAGAGCGCTTCGCAAGGAGGAAGCGATGACCGCCAGCGAGTACAACCACGCCCGCGCCCGGCAGCGCGCCGGGCTCAAACCCCGCCACCCCACGCCGGAAGGCCAAAGGATCGAATCGCTGCTGGCGATCGCCGCGGCCGGATGCTCGCCGATGCGACGCCAGCTGGCCCTGTGCTTGGGCGGGGAAGACCTGACCGAGATCGCCGACGCGATCCTCGACGTGCTGAGACAGATAGGCGAGCAGGCCGCCCTCCTCGAAGCGAAGGCTGTGAAGCTGTGAGCTGGGGAGGAGCCAAGAGGATAGCGAAGCTGCGCGCCGCAGTCATCGACGCCCACGGCACTGAGTGCTCGATCTGCCACAGGCTCATCGACCTCGGCCGGGCCTGGCCCGACCCCGAGTGCCTGACCCTCGACCACGTCGTGCCCCGAAGCCTGGGCGGGTCGAACAATCTGGCGAATCTGCGGCCGGCCCACAAAAGGTGCAATGAGGCCAAGGGCGCCCGAGTGGCCGGGCGGCCGGGCCGGGCCGGGCGGGCCGCCCGAGTGGACGGCCGGTTTTTCTGAGGGCGGCCGCCCGGACAGTCCCGCCCGCCTCTGACTTTTCCCCCCAAACACGGGGGAAAACGGGGAAAACAAGCCGTTTTCCAGAAAAAAACGAAGGACAAACGCCGGAAAGCCGGCCAAAGCAACGAAAGAAGGACCGAAGATGCCCCAACTGGCGATCGCCGCCCCGGGCTACTTCGCCGACCCCGACGGCGGCGAGCCGGGAGAGATCGAAGCCTCCGTCATTGAGACCATCGCCGAGCTCGACGCCCAGGGATTGATCGTCGGCCGGTACAAAGCGATGGCGACCGCGCTGCGGCGCATGGCCCGCGCCGTCGACTACGGCCTGGCCGCCCCGAAGGTCTCCGTGGCGACATCCAACCTGACCAAGCAGCTCTACGAAGGCCTGGAAGCCCTTCCCGAGCCCGCAGCGGAGACCGGCTCGGCGTTTGACACGCTCGAGGCGACCATCGCGGCCATGACCAAGGACGCGCTGGCCTCATGAGCCGCGGCGCGCCGAAATTCGCCACCCGCCGCGCCCCGGCCAACCCCTCCCTGGGCGCCGTCGTCGGGCACGTCTCGAAAGCCGTCCGCGGCAAGACCCTCATGCCCTGGCAGCAGGCGGTCGCCGACGTCGGATGCGAGCTCAACCCCGACTACCCCGGCGAGTGGCGATACGACACAGTGATCGTCACCGTGCCCCGCCAGGCCGGCAAAAGCGACCTGTTGGGCGCGATCCACACCCACCGGCTCATCGCCTACCGAAATCACCTTGCGGTCATGACCGCGCAGACCGGCAAAGACGCCGGCAAGCGCTGGCGCGCCATCGCCAAGGACATCCCGAAAGACGACGCGGCGCGCCTGTTCGAGATCAAACGCGGCAAAGGCGCCGAGTACATCGAATACCTGCCGAGCGGGTCGTCCCTGTCCCCGTTCGCTCCGACCGCCTCGGCCGTGCACGGCGACTCCCTCAACCTGGCGACCATCGACGAGGGCTGGGCCTTCACCGAAGCCCAGGGCCGCGACGTCGAAGGCGCAATCAAGCCGACCTTCGCCACGATCGTCAACTCCCAGCTGTGGATCGTCTCAACACGCGGGACGGCCAACAGCGAGTGGCTGAACAACAAGATCGCGCTCGGGCGGGCCTCGGTCGGCGACCCGGACTCGCGGATCGCCTACTTCGAGTGGTCGGCCGACGAGGCCCTGGCCGACGAAGACCCTTACGGGGACGCCACGCTGGCGTTCCACCCGGCCCTCGGACACACCCAAACAGCCCGCAAACTCCGCCATCTGGGGGAGGACGCCTCGCCCGGCGAATGGCGCAGGGCCTACCTCAACCTGCCCACAGAGACCGCCGAGACCGCCCTCGACCTGGCCGTGTGGGACTCCCTGCGCTGGAACTACGACCCCGAGGACGCCCCGACGTCGTTTGACCCGCCGAAGCGCCCGGAGGACGTCGTCATCGCCTGGGACGCCGCTCTCGACGGGGCGTCGGCGACCATCGCCGCGGCCTGGCTCGACGACGCCGACAACCCGTGCGTGGCGATCGCCGCGACGGCGCCGGGCACCGCCTGGCTGCGCCCGGCCCTGACCCGCTTGGCCGAGCGTGGCTACCGGGCGATCGCCGCCGACGACCGGGGCGTCAATCGCACAATCCGTGACGAGCTCGGCGCGGACTTCGCCGACCTGCCCCTGACCTGGGACCAATACGGCACCGCCTGCCAATCCTTCCTCGACCGGGTCCGCCTCGGCCTCCTCACGCACGACGGCGACCGGGCCGTCGTCGAGGCGATCAAAGTCGCCGTCCTGCGCAAGTCCCCGCAGTTCATGGTCATCGACGCCGACAAGTCCGCCGGGCCCGTCGATCCGCTCCGAGCGGTCGCCCTCGCCCAGTGGCTCGCAGCGGACAGGCTGCGCGCGCCCGTCATTCAGCTGTTTTGACGCGCCGCGGACTTTTCGAACGATCTGTGAAGAAAACGCGACAACCCGCGATCCGGGGGGTGATTCTTCACGTATGAGAGTGACACCGGCGATCGTCAACGCGGCCGCGCGGCTCGGCCTTGTGTCCAGAGCCGAGCAATCCCGCCGGGCCGCCGACGGACGGAAAATCCCGGGCACTCTCCCCGCACGCCAGGCCTCGGGCGACCCGCAGGCCCTCGGGAGTGTTTATCGTGCTCTCTTCATTCTCGAAACGGCAGTCCGGCAGCTTTCCCTGGACGCCTGGCGTGCGGGCGCGCCCCTCGACATCCCTCCGTCGATTGTTCTGCGCCCTTCCCTGGACAAGCGGCGCGGCGCGTTCATCGGCGAGACCGTCCGATCCTTGGCCGCCCGCGGCAACGCCTACTGGAAAATCACCCGCGACGGCGCCGGGCAGGCGGTCGATCTGCGCGTGCTCAACCCGCTCGAGGTCGCCGTCTCCCTCGACCGGGCGACCGACCGGCCCTCCTACTCATGGCGCGGCGTCGAGCTGGCCGCGGGGGAGGAGATCGAGCACCTCAAACTCGTTCACGAAGCAGGGACCGCCTACGGGTATGGCCCGATCCAGACCTGCATGGCAACCATCCGCGGCGCGCTGGACATGCGCGCCTACGCCGACAACTGGACCGCCCAGTCCGGGAGGCCGACCGGGATACTGAAGACCGAGCAGGTCCTCACCCAAGCCCAAGCCGCCGAATGGTCGGCATACGCCGACGAACGGCTCACCCCCGGCGGGGGAATCGCCGTCTTCGGCTCGGGAATCGACTTCAAACCCATTTTCCTCACCCCCGAAGAATTGCAATTTCTTCAGTCCCAGCGGGAGAACACCCTCGAAATCGCGCGCATGTTCGGCATCCCCGCGAGGCTCATGCTCGCAACGATCGAGGGCGGAGCCCAAACCTACGCCAACCTCGAGCAGGAAGACATTTCCTTCCTGCGCTACACACTCATGGCCTACGTCCGCGAAATCGAGGAGGCCTTCACCGAGGTCACCGCCCGCGGAACCTCCGTCCGATTCAACGTCGAAGGGCTTCTGCGCACGGACACCAAGACCCGCTACGAGGCCCACAAAATCGGCCTCGACGCGAACTTCCTAACCGTCGACGAGGTCCGGGCTACCGAAGGCCTCACCCCGAGCAAGGACGTCTAAATGGACATCGAAATCAGATCAGTGACGCTGCGCACGACCCCGCGCGACGGCGAGGGATGGGAGTTTGACGCCCTCGCCGCCCCCTACGGCCGCGAGGAGGAAATCGCCCCCGGCGTCTACGAGCAATTCAAGCCCGGCGCGCTGCGCGCCGCCCCCGAGGGCGTCAAGCTGCGCCTCGAGCACGAGACAACCATCGGCGTCGTCTCCGACGTCCGCCAGGCCGACGACGGCCTGTACATCACCGCCCGCATTTCGGACACGACCGCCGGGCGGGACGCCCGCCAGCTGTTGGCCGACCGGGCCCTGACCGGCCTGTCCGTCGGCTTCCGCCCCGACAAAGACGCGATCCGCTACAGCTTCGACGACGCCGACGACCTGCACGTCGCCCAAACGGGAGGAGAACTCCTCGAGGTCTCCCTTGTCACCATGCCCGCCTACCGGTCCACCTATGTGGACCAAATTCGATCCCGAAAGGAAAAATCTCCCATGCCCGACTCGAAACCCACTCCTGGCACGGAAAAGCAGGCGGGCGACATCGCCGCCCTGCGCGAGGACATCGACCTCAACACCCGCTCCCTCGCGGCGCTGAAGGCCGAGATCGCCTCCGGCTCGGCCCCGGCCGCCCATCCTCTCGCCGCCTACCGGTCGGCTGGAGAGTACTACAAGGCCTACAGCGAGGGCGAGACCGCCGGGCTCGACCTGCGCGCCCTGACCAACGGCACGATGGCCTCCGACAAGCAGGCCCCGGTCTGGCTGACCGAAACCCTTGAGCTCATGGCCGCCAACCTGCGGGTGACCTCGCTGTTCACCCACTCCTACACCCTGCCCGAGCGGGGGAATACCCTCGAATACCCCAGTCTGAAGACCCGGGCCGTCGAGGTCGCCGAACAGGCCGCCGAAGGCGACGCCCTGACCGAGGGCCACATCGAGTTCGATTCGTCGAGCACCAAGGTGCACACCTACGGCGGCTACTCGAAGGTCTCCCGGCAGGTCGTCGAGCGGTCGAACCCTGACTACCTCGACACGATCTTCACCCTTCAGTCCCTCGCCTACACGAAGACGATCGAGAAGGCCACCCGCGACCTCGTCAAAACGACGATTCAGACGCGCACGGCCGTCTCCCCGATCAAATCGACCGCGGCTTCCCTCGCCGCGCTCACGGTCGACGAGCTCATCACCGTCGTCCTGCGCATGGTCGAGCACTACGACGAGAACGCCTACTGGCCCCTGACCGGCCTCCTGGTCTCGCCCGACGCGATGATCAAGCTCGCCACCCTCAACGAGTCCAAGAAGGCCCTCCAGTTTGCGGGCGAGCCCGACGACAAGCAGGGAACCCTGACCGTGCGGACCTCCACCGGCGAGATCGCCGGGATCCCCGTCCACTCCCTGCCCGGAACCGAGGGAGTCATCGCCGGATACTCCCCGATCGCCGTCAAGGTCCTCGAATCGGCCGGCGCGCCCCTGCGCCTGTCCGACGAGGACGTCACCAACCTGACGAACTGGTTCTCCGTCTACGGGTACGCCGCACACTACGCGCCGATCCCCTCGGCGATCGTCCCCGTGAAGTTCGGGGCCTAA